ACAGCCAGCAAGCAGCGGCGTTGCGTGGTGATGCCCGGGAGAGCTTCGAATTCGGCGGCATTGTGTGGGAGCGCTACCGTGGCAAAGTCGCGGGCGTGTCTTTCGTCCACGACGATAAGGCGCTGCTGGTTCCTGAAGGTGTTCCTGATCTGTACATCTCGGTGTTCGCACCGGCTGACTACATGGAAACGGTCAACACCCAAGGCATTCCGTACTACAGCAAGATTGAGCCGATGCAGTTCGGCAAGGGCATGGCTGGCGAAGCTCAGTCCAACCCGCTGCACCTGTGCACTCGGCCGCGCGCACAGATCCTGCTGGAGCTCTGACCATGAGCTTTCGGGATCTGATTGCCGAGGTGGATGCAGTGGTGTTCGAAACGCTGGGCGACAGCGCGCGGATCGAGGGCCGAGCGGAACCGGTGCTCGGTATGTTCGCCGCTCCGTGGTTGCAGCCCAAGTTCGGCAAGCTGAACACCGGGTTGCGTGAGCCGCGGTTCGAGATCCGGGTCAGCGATTCGCACGGCTTGGAGCAGGGCATGCTGGTCAGCATCGATCTGCCCGCGCTGGATGGCGGTGGTGATTACGACCTGTTGCAGCTGGAGCCGAGCGGTGACGGTCTGGTCGCCTTGACCCTGAGGATGCGCCCATGAGTGTCGGCAGTCACTTCAAGCCCTCGGCCGGTGGTGGGATGATTTCCATCCAGTCCTCGATGGCGGACCTGAAAGCGTTCCAGGACTTCGCCAAGCTGGTGCCCAAGGCCGCCGCAGCCGCCCAACGTCGGGCGATCAACAAAACGCTGGGTTGGCTGCGTACGCACATTGCCCGGGCCGTCAGTCGGCAGGAACGCATTGCGGTGGCGGCGGTTCGTCAGCGTTTGCGCAGCTACCCGGTCTCCGGCGGGGCCACCAGCGGCAAGTTGTGGTTCGGTTTGAATGCCATCGAGTCCAGTCGGATCGGCCGGGCACGGCAGTCTGGTAGTGGCGTGTCGGTGGCCGGCCGGCGTTACCAGGGCGCCTTTCTCAAGAAGGTCTACGGCAACAAGCCCGACATCTGGATTCGCACCGCGAGCAAGCATTTCAATGGGGACGACTATCCCGACAGCACCGTGTCGTCCGGCGGCGGCGCCAGTTCGGGGTGGGTTGCGGAAAACGGCAATCGCTTTCCGCTGGCCAAAGCCAAGGTGTCACTGGAACAAGCCCGGCCGCACTTCGACAGTTGGGTTAAACGCGCCGATGCGCGCCTGCTGGAAATCCTACGGCAGGAATTCAATTTTGAGCTGCAAAAGTATTTGAAGGGGACGGCCAATGTCTGACGAGCCTTTTAGTCTTGACCAGCTTTACCGTGCGATAGAGCAGAACCTGAAGGCTCATCTGCCGGGCGTCCAAGCGGTGACGGCGTGGCCCAACATCAAGGATCGCATTGCACTACCGGCGGTCTTCATCGAGTTGGCTGAGATGGAACCTGGTGTCGACATTGGAACGGGGCAAACCACTCTGGTTTGCAAGTTCGAAGCGCGGATCATCGTCGACCCGATACGACCACAACATTGCCAGCAAGCCGCGTACCTTGCAGCCCAATTGGCTGTGTTGTTACGACTGCAAACGTGGGGGCTTGAGGTAGAGCCCGCCGAGTTTGGCCAGGCGATGCAGGATTGGACCAAGCCGGAGCTGGATGGCTACGTGGTCTGGTTAGTGGAATGGGCTCACCAACTCTACCTGGGTGTTGAGGAATGGCCCTGGCCGAATGAGCCGCCGGGCTCGCTTGTATTCGACATTGAGTCGGGCGATGGTCCGGTCAACCCGGAGGATCTGTGAGTTACGCCAGTGCCGAGCATGACCGCATGATCGCGGCCATGCTGATGCCCTGCGCGGTGGTCGGGGTGGATCTGACGGGGCCGGCGGTGCGGGTGTCGAATGGCGAGTGGACGAGCGCCTGGGTGCGCTGGCACAGCCTCGCGGCGGGTAAGGCGCGGCATTGGCGGGCGCCGAGCTTGGGCGAGCAGGGGGTGTTATTCAATCCCAGCGGCCAAGCGGGCATCGGCACCTTTGTCCCAGGGCTGTACGGCAATGCCGGCGGCCCGCCGGATAACCGCGATCATGTGGAGGTCTGGCGCTTCGACGATGGTGGCTCGCTGGTCTATGACTGGGAGGCCAAGAGCTACACGATCACCCTGCCCACCGGTACGGTGACGATCAAGGTCGGCAGCGCTGAGGTGGTCGTTACGGATAGTGCCGTGACGGCCAAGGTCGGCGGCACTGAGGTGGCGCTGACGCCGGGTTCGGCAACGGTCAAATCAGTGGCCATCAAACTGGTCGGCGCGGTGGCCATCGACGGAGCGTTACACGTAACGCAGAACATCACCAGTGACGCTTCGATCATCGACGCCACGGGTAACAGCAACCATCACTCGCACTAATCACTAACCCATCCAAGCCCGCCCAATGCGGGCTTTTTCATGCCTGGAGAAATCATGGCGAAGACAAACGATGTTCTCAGTATTGAGCAGCCGCAGCCGCAGCCGCAGCCGCACCGGGCGGCGGATCTGACGATGAAATTTCGCGACCGGGTGTACACGTCGCGCACCTTGGTCCTTCCCGAATCGGGACGGACGTTGCCGGTAGCCAGAGGCTGCGTCGAAGTATCTGTTTCAGACGAGCAGGCAGTTAGTTACCTGAAGGCCCATCAAGAATTCGAACCGCTGGAGTGAGTTAGATGATCGGAATGGACCGCCACACCGGCCAACCCATCTCCGGCATCGAGCATCTGCGCCAGTCTATCGCGGACATCTTGGGCACGCGCCTGGGCAGTCGTCGGCAGCGGCCGGAGTACGGCAGCAAAATCCCCTTGTACGTCGACATGCCGATTAACGAAGGCTGGAAAAGCTCGGTGCAAGCCGAGGCGGTCCGCGCGATCGGGCGGTGGGAGCCGCGCGTCAAGCTGGAGCGCGTCCGCGCTATCTCGGTGCTGGGCGGGCAAATCAATCTGAGCATTGCCGGCGAGTACCTCGGCGACCGTTTTCTGTTTGAGGTGAGCGTATGAGCATCGTGGATCTGTCGGCGTTGCCAGCGCCGGACGTGTTGGAGCCGTTGGACTTCGAAGTCACCTATGACGAAGCCCTGGGCACGTTTCGCGGCTACATGGGCGACAACTGGAGCGCGCCAATTGAGAGCGAGCCGGTGGTTAAGGTGCTGGAGGTGGGGGCCTATCAGAAGGTCGGTAACCGTGCCCGTGTCAATGACGCCGCCAAGGCGCTATTACTGGCTCACGCGATCGGCCCTGACCTCGATCAGTTGGGCGCGAACTACAACCTGAAGCGCCTGGTGATCCAGGCGGCGGACCTGGCGGCGGTGCCGCCGGTGCCTGAGGTCAAGGAGCTGGACGATCCGTTTCGCGAGCGCATCCAGTTGGCTTTTGAGGGGCTGACCACGGCCGGGCCACGTGCCAGCTACATTCTGCACGCCCGTAACGCCTCAGGGTTGGTGATGGATGCCACGGCGGAAAGCCCGGCGCCTTGCTGCGTTACGGTAACGGTGCTGAGTTCCGAGGGTGAGGGCGTGGCCGGGCCGGAGCTGTTGGCCACGGTGGCGGCGGGGCTCAATGATGAGGACGTGCGGCCGCTCGCTGATCGCGTGACGGTGCAGAGCGCCGCGATTATTCGCTATCAAATCAACGCCATTCTGCACATGAAAAGCGCAGGCCCCGAGGCGGACGCCAGTCTGGCGGAAGCCCGTACGCGCTTGGGTAAGTGGGTCAATCCGCGCAAGCGTCTGGGGGTGGAGGTGGCGCGCTCGGCGATTGACGCGCAGGTGCATGTCGCTGGCGTGTCCCGAGTCGAACTGCCGGGGTGGGTTGATCTGGCCCCGACCAAGGCGCAGGCGGCGTACTGCACCGAGTGGAGCGTGGTGCTGGCGGGGGCAATATGATCAGCCTACTGCCGAGCAATAGCACGCAACTGGAGCGCGCCCTGGAGGCGGCTTTCTACGAGCGAACCATTGTCCCGCTGCGGACCCTGTACAACCCCGACACCTGTCCGGTCCATCTGCTGCCGCATTTGGCGTGGGCGTGGTCGGTCGATCGCTGGGACTATCGGTGGTCGGAGGCGACCAAGCGCGCGGCGATCAAGGCGTCGTATTACATCCATGCCCGCAAGGGCACCATCGGTGCGTTGCGCCGGGTGGTCGAGCCCCTTGGCTATCTGATCGAAATTATCGAGTGGTTCAACACCGTCCCCGAAGGTCCGCCGGGCACCTTTGCGCTGAAGGTCGGTGTGCAGGACACCGGGATCACCGAGGACATGTATCAGGAGCTGGAGCGCCTGATCGACGACGCCAAGCCGGTGACTCGGCATATGACCAGCCTCGATATCACGTTGGAAACCCATTTGAACGCCTATGTCGGTATCGCTGTGTATGACGGCGACGAGATCGATGTTTACCCCTGGAGCAATCCCGATATTGACGTGGTGATTCAGGGCTATCACGGCGTTAGCGAATACACCCTCGACGAATTGGACGTGTACCCCCATGGTTGATAAAAATTCTATATTCGGCGGCATGCTCACCATTCAAGGGGCCGCCAAGAAAACCAACTGCGATGCTCTGGGTATCCCTTGGGTGCCGCGTTACATGCTGATTGGCGATGCCAACGGCACCGACCCAGTGCCAAACCCTTCCCAGATAAAGTTGATCAACCAAGTCTATCGGGCTCAAATCAATCAACTATACGTGTCTCCAACTGACGCCAATGTACTGATTGCCGAGCTAGTGTTGCCGCCCGACGTGGGCGGCTGGTGGGTTCGTGAACTGGCGCTGGAGGACAAGGACGGCGTGTTTTCAGCGGTCGCTAATGCTGCCCCGAGCTATAAGCCTCAGTTGGAACAAAACTCAGGGCGTAACCAGGTGGTGCGGATGCACATCATCACCAGCGGCACCGCAAACATTCAGCTGAAGATTGACCCGTCCGTGGTGCTGGCCACCCGAGCCTACGTCGATCAAAAGGTGTTGGAGGAGCTGGGCAAGCAGGACTTTAAACACTCGGTGCAGGTGGCGACCACCGCCCCTGTGGTGCTGAGCGGTCTTCAGACCATTGATGGTGTGGCCTTGAGCGCTGAGGCGCGGGTGTTGGTGAAGAATCAGCCCGCGCCGAAGGACAACGGCCTGTACAGCGTGTCGGCGGCGGGTGTGTGGACGCGTAGCGCGGATGCCGATAGCAGTCTGGAAGTGACGCCCGGGCTGTTTGTACATGTCGAGCGAGGCACCATCAACGGCGACAGCATTTGGCAACTGGTGACGGATGCGCCGATTGTCCTGGGCGTGACGGATCTGCTGTTTGAAATGGCGGCCGGGCGCACCGGTATCAATGCCGGCACATACCGAAGTGTGACCGTGGACAAATACGGTCGGGTGGTGGGTGGGACCAACCCGACCACGCTGGCCGGTTATGGGATCACGGACGCCTTCACCAAGACCGAAACAATCGACTTGATTAACGGCACGAGCCAAATCCCTTTGGTGGAGGTCAACACCTCAAGGCCCTTGGTGGCGAACGAGTTGGGGCTTGTCCTGATTGATGCCAGCGCGGGGGCGTTGACGGTTGAGCTGCCCGATGCCAACTCGGCGCTGGGTGTTCGTAGTGTGGTGGTGCGACGGGTCGATAACACCAGCAACCGGCTGACAATCAGGGCGGCCGGCAGCAACAAAATCAAGTTTCATACCCATCTGAATGCGGCCGGCTATCCATTCTTGTACCTGATGGGGGCCGGGGATTATTGGCATTTTCGCAGTGATTGCAAGGGCAGCTGGATACCGATTGCGCGCCTAGACGGTACGGCACTCGGGCGGCCCGTGTTTGAAACGACGACCGTATTGAATCCGGGTGGTCACGCTCCGTTGGGCAATGCCGTCTTTATTCGTGCCGATTGGCCATGGTTGTGGGACCACGCTCAGCAGTCGGGAATGCTGACTGCGGAAGCCGCTCGTGGGGGTATGGAGGGCGGTTGGACCTCGGGCGATGGCGCGACCACGTTCCGTAGTCCAGATGCGCGCGGTAAATTCTTACGACCCCTTGACGAGTCCGCCGGAGTCGACCCTGGTCGCGTAGCCGGTAGCTATAAACTCGATGAGTTAAAGACTCACGCCCACTATGCACCTTCCGTAGGCTACGGCACGCAGGCGATGGGCGGCGGGAGCATCACCTATGCCACCCCGACTGGTGGCAGCACTGGCGCTACGGGCGGCGCTGAGACGGTCCCGAAAAACATTGCCTATCCGGGCCGAATTAAAGTGATTTGAGGTGCTAATGAATATCTATGTGTTCGACCCGCTCGGCATCCTGACCGGGCCGTTTGAGTTGTCAGATTTTCCCGAGGTCCCGGGATTTGGCCAGTATCTGCCGGGCAATACCGTCCAGCTGGAAAATCCTCTGGCCCAACCCGAGGCGGGCCACGTATGGGCGCTGGTCGAGGGGGAGCCGCAACAATTGGCCGACTATCGCGGCATGGTTTACCACACGGATACCGGTGCTGAG